CGGTATTGCAAAAATCGTCGAACGCAGCAAGGTGCCGGTGATTCCGATGGCGCTGCGCGGCCTGTGGGGTAGCTGGTTTACGCGCGACAAGAGCGACTTGCTTGGGCGCCGCATCACCCGCGGCATCCGTTCGCAGCTGGCGCTGGCGGTGGGGCAGCCAGTGGCGCCGGAGCAGGCCACGCCCGAGTACTTGCAGCAGCAGGTGATGGCGCTGCGTGGGGACTGGAAGTAGGTGAGCGGGGCCTTCGACGATCCTGCGGCGTATGGTAAAAACGCAAGATTTTTTCGAAGGCTCTGCTATAATTGTCGACTAGTCGGGGCGTAGCGCAGCCTGGTAGCGTACGTGCATGGGGTGCACGGGGTCGGAGGTTCGAATCCTCTCGCCCCGACCAATAGAATCATCAACTTACAGCGTAGGCTGTATGGAAAAACAGCACTGGATATTAGATGTTCATCTAATACCGGTGCTTTTTTTTACCACGTTACACGGCGATTTCTCATTGGGGAGATATGGATTTAACGACCTTCGTCCAGCAAACTGCGGCGTTTTTCGCTGGCACGAGCCTGGCAGCGGTAGTTATTGTCTGGCTCGGAAAGACTTGGGCTGAGCAGCGAATCCAGAAATCCATTGAGCATGCGTATGCAAAACAGCTCGCTGACTATCAAGCCGCAATTGACGAAAAGCTAGCATCCCAGCAAGAGCAAAGAGAAATTCGCTTGCGAGCTGCGCTTATTGCGGATTTATTGGCGTGCTGGCTTGCTAATACGGACGACAGCCGCAGAGAGATGAATCGCTTGTCGTTTGAGGCGTTTTTGTGGTTACCGCAGGATGTAGCTGAGAAATTATCGGACACACTAGCGCACACCCCTGGAGCGAAATCGGTGCCTGAACTGATAGCGGAGGTCCGCAAATTGTTGCTCGGGCCTCAGGATAGTTTAGATTGGCGCCATGTGATCAGTTTCCGACAAGTAGCGCGTCATAATTCGGCTGCTCGTCCTGGTCGAGGTCCGACTCCATAATGGATCAGTACTCGAAACGCACTGTCCACTCTTGCACATAGGCCGGGCCCTTATCGCCGTCCGGCCGATCCTCGCCCTTGAGCAGCATGCCAGCGCCGTGCATCGTGGTCAGCCGGGCTTCGTACAGCACCAGCAGCGGGCCGCCCACCTGGCGTCCGGGGTCGACAACCTCGGCCTGCATGGTGGCGCCGACGCCGTACACCCGCACCTCACCCTCCACCGGAATCGCCGCCGCGATCTGTTGATCAGACATTCGCTTGCCGCGCTCCCGCAGCTGTTTGACTTTCGCACGCATCAGGCGAGTGTAGCACCGTTGAGCTAGATCAAAGCCTATCGTGGACAAGCTGCTACGGTCTGCTGATGAACAAGCGAACTGATCGTGCCAGAGCCCTGCAGGTTGACCTGGCTGTGAATATTGCAGCAGTCTATGGTGCGGCCGCTGGCGTGATGTCGCTGCTGGGGCAGGGCATTCCCGCCTCGGTCCTGCAGCGCGTGCTCATGGATGTGGGGCCGCGTCGAGGGGCTCCCCGAGAAGCCGCTCCATCATCGCCTCAGCCTGATCACACAGGTTCGCCCCCCCAGCAATGACCACGAGCCGTGGCCCGACATCCTTGCCGGCCTGGTGAACAGTCAGTACGTGGCCGCCGCCGCCCGGGGTGATGGCATAGATGTCGAAGTCCATCACTACACCGGAGCTGGGTTCCCGCTGTAGCGGGAACTGCCGAATGCACGCACTGCGGCCCACATGGCGAGCCGCCGCCACTTTGCCACGCCGCATGCCTCCAGCGCCTCCAGATACAGGTCGTCGGCCGCGTCACGCGGCACGAGGCCTTTCTCGTAGGCGAAGTCATGGATCACCGCAGCCTCGTCGCCCACGCCGCCGAACAGCCAGTAGGTGAGCGGCGCGCGCGGCACGCTGGCGAAGTCGGTGACGAAGCCGGTCGGCACGTGAACCTGGAGGCCGAGCAGCACCGATTCGAACACCAGCGGCGACAGCAGGATGCGATCGGCGCTGGCCAGGCCCACGCGGTCCGTGCGCAGCGTCGACAGGAACCGCGCCTTACTTGCTGGCGGCGCCATTGCGCACCTCGTCGCCGGTGTAGGTGCCGCTGCACTGCAGGGCGAGGTTCGAGCAGCCGGCCAGGGTGAGTAGGGCGGCGAGCAGCAGGATGCGTTTCATGGTTTTCCTTTCAAGTGGTCGTACTGGGACATATGCCGGCCGCGCATGACGGCGATCAGGTTCTCGGCGTACTTCGGGTCGGTGGCGTAGCCGGCCTTCTGGGCGGCGCGGGCCCATGCTTCGCCGGTCACTTCCTGGAAGCAGGCGGCATAGCGCGGGTTCACCTTGAAGAACTTCGCCCGGTCGGCGATGCAGTCGTCCAGGGTTGCGTAGGCGCGGAACTTGGCCACGATGTTCACGCGCTTGCCGGCGACGTATTCATGGGTCGGCACGTCGACGGTCTTGCCTTTCCAGGAGCGGTCAGCCTTGATGCCGAACAGGTTGTTGCCCGGGGCGCGCGAGCCCCAGCCGGATTCGAGCGCGGCCTGGGCAAGCGTGAACGACGCCGGGATTCCGGCATCGCGATGAATGCGTTGGGCGGCCGGCAGCAGCAGGTTGATGAATGCGAGCGGTGGCATGGTCAGTCCTTCGGGGTGTCGGGTGGGAGGCTGAACTTCGTATTGGCCAGGCTCTCGAGCTTGAACAGCGCGCGGCTGCCCATGTGGGCCATGATTCCGACCAGCGCATACTTGAGCGAGATAGGCGCGCCGATGTAGTCGCACAGGTGGGCGGTGACGATCCCGGTAAAGCCCGAGATGCACAGCTCGCCGATGAACTCGGTCACGTTCCATGCGCGCGCGTGGCCGTCGCGCAGCTTGCGCATGAAACTGGCCCAGCCGCCCCACAGAGAGATGCCGATCAGCAGTGCCCAGCTGAGCAGGGTGTCGTAGTCGAAGCCGCCAGGTGGCGGAGTTTGGTTCATGGTGGTCTTTCAGGAAAAGAAAAGGCCACCCGAAGGTGGCCGTATAATTGTTGAAACTTCTTGGGGTAACGAATGCACTTCGATCCGATCCAGCTGGGCGCCGTACTCGGGTTCATCATCAACGCCTGGTGGTCGTCACGGCGTAAGTAGCCGGCGCTGCCTCTCCTCCTCTGATTCCACGCCCATGAACGCCGCCGGCGATAGCAGTAGCCCGCGCTGATCCGCTGGTACCGTTTGGCGGGGCCCGGCCAACGTGCGCGGCACGTCAAGCGCGCGGCTCGACTGCATACCCACCTGGATGTTCTGCAGCGGCTCGCCGATTGCGGCCTGGCCGAATGGCAGCTTCGAAATCAGCGACTGGCTCAGGATGCGCTCCGCGAGCCCTCCCAGCGCGCCGGCCGTGTTCGAGTTGTTCACCGCGGCGCCGCTCGGCTGAAACTGCTCATAACGCGACACGCGCCCAATCGCCTTCAACTGATTGATCTCGGCCGGCTGGAAGAACAAGCGAAGCTTGCGCTCGCCGATCTGCTCGAGCGCCTTCGTGTAGGCGGCGCTGCTGAAATTGCCGACCTCATCGGCCTGGCCGTTCAGCGCGCGCGACTGCAAGAACCCTGTGATCTGCTCCCGGACGGCATTCATCGCGCCCGTGTTCGCCTTGATCGAGCTCTTGAGCTGCGCCACGTCCATGAAGTTGGACTTCGACCCGGCACCGACGATGAACTGCTGCACGAACTTGTCCGGCTCGACGCCATCCCGCACAGCCTGCAATGCTGGCGTGCGCTCGACCATCCCCATGTACATGCGGTTAACGCGGCGCGCGCGAGTGAACGCGTCGATTGCCTCCTGGCCGACGTTGCGCGGGCCGCCCAGCGTTGCGGCGCCCGAAGCGGTCTCGCTGGCCTGCAGCAGGGGGGTATCATCCAGCGCCTGGCGCACAGCGCCCAGGGCGAAGCGGGTATTGCCGTCAGCGGTACTGCGCTGCAGGCGACCGATCGAGGTCTTGAACTGCTCGGCGATCTCTACGGTGAGTGGCACCTTGCCAGAGGCGAAATCGTTCAGCTTGCCCCGTATGTCGGGCGTGAGGAACGATTCGACGTTCGCTTCATGTAGCAGGTTGCCAGCGCGCTGAGTGAAGACCGAAGGGTCCAGTTCGGCGCTGCGCCCACTGGAGTCCCGCGCGCGGTCGTACAGCCGGCCGATCAGGTCGCGCGCGCGTTCGTCGCGCCGCTCGAGCGCGCCGATGATGCGTTCGCCGCCAGCATAGGCGTCGTCGGCCCCGCCAGCGCCCAGGTTGTTCAAACCCTGCTTGAGCAGCTGATTGTTGCGGTTCTCCGTTTGGCCGAGGAACTGCGCGGTGCTGTCCCGGCTGTTCACGCCCAGCTTGGCCAGGTTGCGCTGCTGGGTGACCACGGCCGGATCCAGCGTCAGGCCGGCGGCCGTCGGTGTCAGCCCAGTCAGCCGATAGTCGGCCAGGCGCCGCACTGCATCGGGCGAGACCTGGTCGCTGGTGCGAAACGCCGCGGCCACGTCGTTGCGGATGCTCTGCGCCACCTGGGCCGGCAGCTGGTCCAGCGTGATGCCGGAACCCTGTAGGGCGCTGTTAATGGTGATGTTGATCTGCTGGGCCTGCTCACCGGTAGGTGCGGCTGGCGCCAGGCGGCGCTGGACAGCGGTTGCTGTGCGCTGTGTACCACCCATTGCCGCCGGCGTGGCAAGGCTGGCGAGCAGGGAGGCGGTCAGTTGCGCGCCGTCGCCCCCGCCGGTCTCGCGCGTGTAGCCGCCGGCCAGGCCAGCAGCGCCGGCCGAACCCAGTTGCTGCCCGGGATTCGACGCCAGGAACTGCGCTGCCGCCTTCGTGCCGCCGGTGGTGGCCTGGCTGACTTTCGACGCTGCCCCCAGAGTGCCGCCACCACCCACCACCAGGCGCGTGGCGTCACCGATGATGCGCTCGCTCGCGGTTCGTGGCTGCGGCAGGCCCAGGCTGTCGGCGATGGATCCACCAGTGCGCGCAGTCGGCTTGTTGCCCAGGATTGGGCTGGCCAGCGTGCGCAGCGGATTGCCGACGAAGGTATCGAACACGTCGCCCGCACCTTCCAGCCCGTAGCGCGCGGTCAGGCCGACCTGGCGCGGCACATCGACGATTGCGTCGCCCAGGTCTTCGCCGAATGGCTTTTTGCGCGCGGCCGGCGCAGGCGCGGCCGACTGCTGCTGGCCAAGCTGCGCGGCGATCATCTGCTGCGCCTGCTCCGGCGTCGTCCCTTCCGGAACCTCGAATCGGCCCACCCGGCCGTCCGGCATTTCAAAGCGTGCGATAGGCATTATTCAAATCCCAAGAATTTGACGCCGCCGCCGGAGCCATTGCCCTGGCCGCCGGTGGCGTCGTACTTGTCGTACAGCGTGCGTAGGGTGCGCAGCGCCGCTTTTTTCGTCGCGTTCGGCACGGTGGGGTCGCCGACCTGCGCCGCCATCTGGCGGTACAGCTCAACGTCCATGTTCGACTGCGGGCCTTCCATTCGCGGTTGGGCCATCATGATGTTGCCCTCCAGAACGCGGAGCTGCGCGATGTTTTGCGCACCATCGGTCGAGACGCCTGCGAGGCGAGCAAGCTGGTCGATGCCCGCGCCGGCGTAAGAGCCGGTTGCACCACCAATGAGCTTTTCGGCCTGGCCGATAAGTGGCATCAGGTTTTTCGCTGCTGCCGTCTTCTTCGCCGCGTTCTCGCCCGGTACCGCCTGGCCGTTCATCATCACCGGACGCGCTTGCCCAGTTCCCTTATCGATCAGCATCGGGCCCTGCACCGGATCGTTGACGATCTGAGTGCGCTGGCCCATCCGATTGACGTCGTTTGCCTCCCGCTGGCGTGCATCGGTCATGTTCTGGCCGCGCTGCGAGGTCCAGGACGACAACTGCGCATCTGGCGACGCCGAATTGTCCAGCGAGTTGACCAGGTTGCCGGTGTAGTCGTCCACGAAGCCAGTCTTCCCGCCCAGGTTCACCGCCGACAGCTTTTCGCGCGGCTTCACGCCGTCGAGACGGCGGATGCTGCCGTCCTTCGCAACCAGGTACTGGAAGACGTTGCCCTCGCCATCGGTACCGACCTGGGGTTTCGTGTCGAACTCGGGCCCCGATTTGGCCAGCGATCGCTTGATCTCAAGCGCGCGCAGCGGGTTGATCTGCATCATCGCGGCCACATAGGCGTCCGGGTCGAACTGATCTTGGAACTCACCGATGCGTCCAGCGTTCTCCGCGGTGGGACCGCCAGGCAGGGAGGCGGCCTGCTGGCCAGGCGTCCGGACGGCGCCGCGCGCGGCTGCTAGCTCCTGCTCTTGCATTGCACGGGCACGATCCTGGGTGGCCAGGTCGGCTTCGGCGCCGCGGATCTGCAGATCGCGCATGCGCGTGTCCTGCTGGCGTGCCTGCTGCTCGGCCATCGAACCCTGGTAGGCCATGACGCCGCGCCCCAGGACCTGGCCGAAGCCGACTGGCGTGCGCGAGGGGCCCGAGGCTTCCAGCATCTGCGCCGCTGCGGCCATGAGGCCCTGATTTTGCTCAGGGCTAAGATTTTGAAGCATGTCGAGTAGTCCGGCCATGTGGCCTCCTTACCAAGAATAGGGGAACGACTGCACCGGCAGGTTCGACGGCGCGAAGCCATAGTTCCCGGCCGATCCCGTGGTTTGCAGCGAGGTCGCGCCCGAGCTACCGCCGAAGAGTCCGCCGAGCTGGCTACCGAGCTGCAGGCCCATCAGGCCGCCGCCCAGCGCGCTACCGGCGCCATTGGCGGAAACCGGGTTCTGTGTCGGGCTGCCAGCCAGATACGGCTGCAGCAACGAATTCACGGCTTGCGTGCGGTCGAGCTTCCAGTTGTCGTTTGCATTGACCTGGGCCGACGCCTGGCCGGTCAGGCCTGACAGCAACCCTGCGCCCGCCAGGTTTGAGCTGTTGTTCTGGGCATTGGTTGCCAGCTGCGCCTGCTGATTGGCCAAGCCCGCCTGCTGGCCCAGCCCGGCGTTGAACTGGCCAGTCTGCTGGGCGAGACCGGCGTTGAACTGGTTGTTCTGCTGCGTCATGCTGGCGTTGTTTTGCAGAATGTTATTGTGGTTCGCAACGTTCGTGAACTCAGCCTGATTCTTAGTCGCTGCGTTTTGCTGCGCTACGCCGTACTGCTGGGCGCCAAGACCCTGTGTGGCGGCCAGCTGGCGATCGCGATCGGTGTTGTACGCGCCGGCCTGTGCCGATACGGCTGCATCGGTGTTGTTCTGCCCGAACTGCGATGCCGCGCGCGCCAAGTTGGTGTTCATGCTGTCGATGGCCTTGCCCTCGGCAATGCCCTGGCGCGAACCACCGAACTGGCCGGCCAGCACCGAGTTACCCCGGATGCTACCCAGCACATCCTGGGTCGCCGCCTTCGCGTCGGTGACCATGTTGCCGAACGCGTTCGTGCTCTGGTTGATGCCCTTCTGGATCGATCCAGTCAGGTATGGGTTCGAACCAGGTGCGCCGTTGATCAGGCTGTTGTAGGAGCCGGACAGGTCAATGTTGTTCTGCGAAGGCGCTTTGACATCACTGCCGACCGCCCATGCAGGGCCGCTGATCAGTGCGCCTGCAGACTGAGCGCCGTTGGAAGATGCAGCGCCAGTTTGAGCGGCCTGCATCGTCGGCGCCGTGGTTCCTTGCATCGCCTTATAGGCTGCGTCACGCGACGCGCCCAGGTCGTTCGCGCCATAAGCGCCCAAGTAGGCCTCATTCGCGTTCGCGAAGCTCTGCGCCCCATTCGACCGTGGTTGTTCGAACAGGTCGCGATATTGCGACAGCAGGCCGCGATCGCCTTCGCCACCGAAAATCGTGCGGTCGATGCGCGGATCGAGCTGACCAGCTTTTCCTGCTGCTTTTGCACTGTTTTTGCTCGACATGTAGCTGCTGACTGCGCCGATGGCGGCGCCGCCAATTGATCCCCAGGACATGGTTATTTCCCTTTCAGTTGAAGTTGTTCTTGGCAGAACCGCAGGTATTCCTGCTCGGTCTGCGCGATGAATTCGGTTTCGATTTGCTCGACATCGGTCGAGTGGGTGCCGTGCACGGTGAGCCAGCGACAGTCGGTGACTGCGAACACGGCGCGCTTGGTGCCAGGTGGGGAAACCTCGACATGGCCGGGAAAGACTCGCTTCGGCCCGGTGTCGGTCAGGACGAGCAGCTCACCCTCCAGCAGCACGTTCAGGCTTTCGAACTTATGGATCTTCCCGGTGGCGACGGTGCCGGCCGGGATCAACAGTTCGCGCGCGTAGACGCCGCGTGAGAAGTGGTGCGTCACCGGCATGTCTACCGGCTCGAGCTCGCGCCGGATTGCTTCTTCAAGGGCGAACACGCGGCCATGATCGAGGCAGGTCGGCGGCGCGGCCCGCTCGGCCATGTGGCCCTGGTAAATCACGCGCGCAGGGGTGATCACCGCGCCGCGCGGCGCGTAGGTTTGTGCTTGCATGGGATTCCTTGTCTATCCGAGGTAATGCCAGGCGCCAGCGCCGTAGCGGTACAGGCCCGCGCCGCTGCCAGGGTTCCACTGCGTGCCGTCGACGTTGCGCAGCATGCCGTCACGCGGCTTGGCTGGCGGCACGTAAACCACCGGCAGAAAGCCGTCAGCAATCGCGTCGGCGGTGGCCTTGATCTTGGCCAGCTCCTCGCGCAGAAAGCGCTGGAGCTGGGTCGGGTCCGTCGGCGGGTCGCCGGGCTGATAGCTGATCGTGCTGCTGTTGGTTGGTCGCATCAGAATTCCCCTGCGTCGTTGACCTCGAGCGCGTAGCCGTCCAAGCGCCAGGTATAGGCAGTGCCGGTCTCGAAACGCACAGCGAGGTAGCGACCCGAGATGAAGCGGTCGAGCTTGAGCGTGCTGCCGATCACGAAGGTCAGCGGCGCCGACCAGATCGGCTCTCCATCTGGCGTGTCGGCAGCGCCCAATCGCACGATGACCGTGCCGCCGCGGTTGCCGACGATGCGCGGGCGAATGCCGGTGACCAGCTTCACGCGCTCAGGTGCGTCGAACGACAGGCCGCGCCGCTCCATCCACGCATCGGGCAGCACGCCGTCGAAACTGGCCGAGGCATCGAGGAGGAACAGCTTGCTGTCGGCGCTGCCCATCATCACGCGTGCGGTGTCGGGCGTGTAATCCGGGCCGTTCCAGGCGGTCAGGTCGCTGTCCCACGGCGCCGCATCCTGCTCCCAGTTGCCGGCCAGCGAGTTGTCGACCGGGCCGTAGGCTGCGTGCGTCACGTTCGGCAGGCTGCGGAAAGTGACCGTGCCGTCCACGAAGTTGTAGACGAGCGCTGTATCGCACCAGGTCATTCCGATCGATGGGTACGCCACCAGGATCTCGTTCAGGAACGGATTCTTGAACACGAACACCTTGCCCTTGTTTGCGACGTCGATGTTTTGGAAGAAGAACCGGCGCGCCTTCTTGTCGAGGATCGACTTCGCCGAAAAGCCGTCGTGCATCACGATGTCCGAACCGGTCACCGCGAAGTGCATGGCGCCGAAGCCGGCTTCGAACTCGACGGCGCAGTTCACGTTCAGCAGACCGCTCATGCCCGACACCTTGCGAGGTTTCAGGATGAACTGGCCGCCGATGTAGTCGATCGCATAGGTGCTCGATTCCTTATAGACGACGAAGCTGTCTTTCAGGCCCAGGCCGTCGACGATCGGGTCTTGGCCTTCGGCGAGATCGAACTCGCCCGCGTCCTGGGTGGCATCGGTCTCGTTCCACGTCGAGGGCAAGGCGCCCGGCACTGCCAGCGACGACCACTTCACCATATAGGTCAAGCGCGTGCCGGCGCGCGTGATGTCGAGCGCGATCAGCATGTTCTTGTACTGGCGCATCACCTTGCACGAGGTGCCCGCCGGCCAGGCCGGCAGGTCGAGAAATTTGTGCGTTAGGTTCGTGTCCCAGTACATCGGCGCCTTGCCGTCGCCGGCGTTCAGCACCGGGATGCCGCCAAAGACGCAGCCCGACCACGCGTTTACGGCGCCCGCGCGCGCGGTCGCATGGGTGATATCGGTGTGCACCGAACTGCCCGACGCGTTCGATACCGCGTACTGCTTACTGGCCGCGGCATAGAGCCAGTACCGCGAGCCGGCCACGTTCGCCTGCAGCAGGAACTGCGGTGCTGCCGGCGGATTTTCGTACACCCGGCCATGGCCGAGGAACTGCAGCGCCGCGCCGTCCAGGAACCGCATGTTCATCGCGTCGGACCAAGCGCCTGCAGGCAACTCAGCAGGGGCGATGTCCAGCACTACACCCAGCGCGCCCGGCTGTTTGAATTCGATTTTGGCCATATTTAGACGTAGTAGCTGATGATGATCGAGCCGCCAGATGGAATGACGAGCTGGTACGTGCCAGGTGTGACCGCGACGTTGTTGACCGTGCGAGCCGTCGCCGCGCCGCCGGTGCCGCCGACGAATGTCTGGCCGAAGCCAGTTGTGGAGGCGCCAGTGGTCGGCGATGTGCCGCCAATCGACGTGCTTCGGAACTCGTAGCAGGTTTGGTAGCCTTCGTAAGTCGGGCTTTCCGGCGTAAGAACGCCTGGATCGCAATAACTGGCCGGCGTGCTGCCAGGCGACGGGCCAGCGGTTGACCGAGCTTCGTCGACGCCGGAGCCATTCCTCTTGATGAGGTAAGTCACCGCATCAGTGAAGTACCCGGGGGTGCCGCCACCGCCCGGGGATCCGGCCGCGCCCTTACCGATGATCGACTCCAGTCGCGGCACTCCTTGAGGAATCGTGACCGGGCCGCTGGCCGTGAACGGCGGTAGCGTCACCAACTGGCGCGCGCGCCCCAACACAAGGGCCATCATCCAGGGTTTCATGCCGCCTTCCCGTAGACGATGCCGTCACCGTACGAATACAGCACCGCGCGCCCGCGCCCGGCTGCTGGGAATGCGATACCCGACTGGGAGAAGGTGGCAGTCTCGGTGCCATCCGACTTGATCCACAAGATGCCTGTGGTGGTCAGCTGGAACGCGCCATAGTTCGTCAGCTCGAGCAGCACGCCAGCCAGGCGCCCGACCGGGAATCCTGTCGCCGTCAGGGTGTGCTGGCCGGTAGCGCGCGCTTTGTGCCCCTCGCCCTTCGCGTAATCGATGACCAGCGTGCCAGTGGCCACATCGCCGTTGTTGAAAATAGGCCCGCCGCGCCCGTCAAGCCCGATCCACTGGCCTACGGCGCCGGTCGAAGAGAGCACCTTGCCAGCATTGGCAGGATCGTTCACGCCCGGCACCGTGCCCGAGATCACCAGCTGGTCGATGTAATTCTGCGGCACGCTTGTCAGGCGGAACCTCGTGCCATCGTAAATTGCCGAGTAGAAGCGTCCCGCGATCAGGTCGCTCGGGGTCACTGGCGCGCCGGCTTCCGACACGATCGCTTTTGCGCCGAGTCCCGAGACGTTCAGCGTCGCGGCTGCCGTGTTCGTGGCGATTGCCTGGAAGACGACCTGCATCTTCGCAGCGTAGCCAGCGAGCGGAGTTGCTGGCGTCAGTGTGTACGCGTTCGCCGCACCGCCATCCACGCCGCCGACCAGCACAGCGCCGACGAAGCCGGGGAACGTGTTTTTCGCCGCCTTCTTGCCATTGCGGATATGGTCGTCGCCCTCACTCTTTGGCGAGGCGCCGGTGGGCGCGGCCACATCGAGATCGGCGATATAGGTTACGGTTTCAGCCGGCATGGTAGTTCCTTAAATTGTTGGGGTAGGGAGCGCCAACCGAACGGCGTCGTCCCATTCGCTGTAGCTGTTGAGCATGGCGATCGCGTTTGCATACTTGGCCTCCCATTTCTGGATTTCGGCCGTGTCGCGCGTGTACAGCAGCGCCTCGCACATGGAAGCAGACAGGTAGACGTCGGCGTGCGTCTCGATTAGCCAGTTCGTGCCGCCCATGTCGGCCAGGGCCGGCACGCCGCCGCGATACGCGAGGCTCAGGGAGCATCCTTGCTGTGGCGTGGGTGCCAGGCGCAGTGTGTTGCCGATGACCGTGTAGGCGCGCGGCTCCGGGCCTGCTACGATGTTTGGCTCGTCGAACCGGGCCGCCGAAACGTAGGTCAGCGCGGACAGCGTCGAGCCGACGATCGACACCGACCGCATCTCCTGGAAGTCGGCCGGCAGCGTGACGCTCGATTCCTCTGGCGCTACGTTCAGCGTCGTGGTGCCCTCCGCAAGCCGCGCCTCCAAGTCGCCGTTGATGCGCTTCTCGGCCAGCATCACGAAGTCCGGGATCACGTCTGTCAAGTCGGTGCGGTGCAGCCATCCAGCGATCGAGGCTTGGAGCCACGCATAGTCGCGCGCCGAAGCGCTTGCCGTGCTTTGTACGATGATTGTCATAGTGTCGAACGATCAATAAAGCGGAAGTTCGTCCGGAAGCACATCGGCGTCGAGGATCTGTTCGGCACGGCCGACTGCGATCATCCCCATCGACTCTAGGTCCTGCACCCCAGCGCGCGTCGTGGGCATGTCCAAGTCGACGTAGGCAGCGGCGCGCACGTCGGCGAGGTACACGCGCAGAGCCGCTGCACGCTGTCGCTGCAAGAGGCTTTGCGTCGGGTCGTCCAGCGCAGCCATTTCTATCGTTATCTTCTCGGCGGCCGAGAAGCGGTTCCGGAACGCAAACTCGGTGATGCGCCGAATCTGTGGTGGCGGCGGAGCGTTGAAGCGTGCTTCGATTGCAGCAGCTTCCTCGGGGGTGGCGTCTCTCATGACGCCGTCGTCCATTATTTGATAGCTCATGATGTCCTTATTAGTTCTTGATCCCGTAGACGCGCACTTTCCCTGCCCCGACCTGCCGAGAGGTGAAGGTCAAGGTAAAGCCGGTCAATACGCCAGCGATATCGACAGGCCAATATGAATTGAGGTTTGTGAGGGAGCCAGCCGCTGTTTTGATTGCCCCCTTCACATGCGCAACCTTCCAGTTACCGACTGTGTTATCAATTTCGATGGTCGCTACCGCACCGAACGCGGGCGCGACGGTGGTGCTGATTTGGAACGATGCTGTCGCCACTTCCGCACCGGTCACCGCATGTGCGAATACGAGCGCGGCGGCGGCGGACGCTGGCGCGAACTCATACAGTTTGATCAGATAGCTGCTGTATCCGCTGCCGTAGACATTCAGGAAATTCACAGAGGCCACGGCTGCAGTGATGTCGGCGGAGCCGAGCAGGAACATTGCGCCGCCAACGATGTCGGACGTCATTGCGACGGTGCCGTCCTTATCTGGGAACGTGTGCGTGCGCACTGCGGTGGCCGCACTGAGCAGCTTCGACACGATCGCGCCGTTCGCCACGCCCGCGGTCACCACGCCGTCGGCGTCCGCACTGAGATTGCTACCCAGCCTGATCCCGCCAAGCACGGCGGCCGTGGCCTTCGGCAGTACGTACGACAGCCCGGAATCCAAGTCTTCAAGCTCCTGCAGCACTTGGTCAAGTACATCGCCGACCGAATTTTCGCCGTGGCGCACCAGGCTTGCGCCACTCGGCGCGGCCAACTGGGCGACGGTCGCATACGGATCGTCGAGCGGGTCTTCCAGCACGATCTCGCGCACGAACTCGGCAAAGCGTGGGCCGGTGAAGGTCAGCAGGTATTTGCCGTCGGCAGCGTAGAAGCCGAAATAGCCGTCGTTGTCGCTGATGAGAGGCTGCGCCAGCGGCGTAGCGCCGTTGTCCAAATAGAGCGATGCCGACAGGCCGGTGACCATGTCGGTAACCACGATCGACGCGCCGGAAAGCGGTCGCAGCGCGCCGCTGCTGTTCGCGGCCAGGTTGTCTTCGTATTTTTGCATGATCAGACGGATGCCTTGTCGATGATGAAGTAGCCGTTGTCCGGGTCGGCCAGGAAGCGGGAAAAGAGCCGCTCGTCCTGCATCACGTCCTGGAAGCACTTGCCCATTCTGCGGGCCCAGGCGTCAATGACCGTGATTGGGATCGAGGCGACGTGACGATCGCCCATGCCGGTGCGGTTGAAGCCCTGGTTGTGCAGCGCCTTCGCGCGCTCGACCACGCGGGATACGTCCTCGACGGTCTCGATCGCGCACTTGCCGTCCTGCTCGGTGTGCAGGTAGGTGGCGCTGAAACCGTTGAAACGGAGAAGTCGTTTGCTCATGAAAAAAGCCGCCCAGGTTGCCCAGGGCGGCTAGGTTGGAGGTTGAAGACGGCGGTCAGGCCGGCACGGTCAGGTCGCGGATGGCGCCGCTGGCGGCTTCTTGCTTGCTTTCCAGCGTCCACTCGGTATTGATCATGCGCTTCTTGCTGTCGCCGCTTTTCGCCAGATCGAAGCCATTCATCGGACGCAGGGTCAGCAGGCGCCAGCGGCCCGGCTCGATCAGGAACAGCTCGCGATCACGCTGGTGGCGGCTGTTGATGATCGAGTAGCGGCCGAAGTCGCCGACGTAGACTTCGACGGTCGCGTTCAGCGTCTTGTCTTCGGTCTTGTCAAACTTGGTGGCGCCGCCGGTGAAGCCCGACACGGTCGCGCGCTGCGCTGCCGGCACGAACAGCAGGGTGGGGTTACCGCCCTGGCTCCAGCATTTCTGCGCCACCGTTTTCAGCATGGCCTCGGTCAGCGCGACCTGGGTACCGTCGGTCGGCGCGGTGTTGGTCTTCGCGTTCGGGTCGACGCCGGTCGCGCCCTTCACAGTGTTGGTACCGATCCAGCCCAGCACGCCACGAGCTTGCGGTGCGACGCCAGCGGCCGCCGCGATCGCAGTCGTGTTCTGCAGCGCTGCGAACTCGACGTCGCGCTTGAGCTCGACCATCTTCTTCGCATCTTGGTAGGCGATTTCGGACTTGCGACCGGCCTTCGACACAGCTTCCTGCGTACCGGTCACTGCATAGGTGTCGTCGGAGATCTGCGTACGGTTGCCGACGCGGTCAGTAGGGGTGAGAGCACCTGGGGCACCTTCGTTGCCCTGCTCCTTGCGGTTGTTACCGGCGGCGCGCAGGGAGTCGGTCTGCCACTCCTCGAAGACGCCAGTCGCCTTTCCTTTACCGATCGAGGAGATGAACGGCGTCTCCTCCGGGCTGATGTTGTAGATTTCGTCGGACAGTTGCTCGCGCAGGCCGACTGCGCTCATGGTGCCGAAGCTATTTGCCAGTTGGGGCATGATGATTCCTTAGATGGTGTGTTGAAGAAGCTTGGCAAAGTTGTCAAGCGACTTGTTTTTCGAGAACTGCTTTACGTGCTGTTCGACGCCGGTGGCGACAGCGGTCGAGGCCTGCTTTGCTGGCTTGACTGGCGCCGTCTTGACCTTGTTGACCGCGGCCGGCGCCTTGGCCTGCAGCGCTTTGTGCTGCATGGCGTCGTGCACCAGGCGAACGAAGCGCGGGTCAGCGATGCGCTGCAGCTCCTGGACACTGAAGCCGTAGCCTTGAGCCGCGGTGTTCAGCTTGCCGATCAATTCCTGGTTGAAGCCCGGGATTGAGGTCTGCAGCTCGGCCAGCATGCGCTGCTGGGCCTGCTGATGCCGTTGCTGCTGCTGGGCCTGCTGCTGTTCCTGCGCCTGCTGCACGCGGCCGGCGGTGGCGCCACGCATTTCGCGCAGCTGCTGCAGGTTGGTCATGACGTCGATGTAGCCGGCCGGGTCGCTGTCGCGGTCGATCCTGGGAATCGCCTGCTCGAGCGCTGCGATCTGCGCATTGACGGCATGCAGCTGGCCGAGGTCCTGGGCGAACGTCTCGGCAAGCTGGTACTGCTGCTGGATGTGCTGGACCGTTTGCTCCCGCTCCTGCGCGAAGGTCTGCGTCTTGTGACGGTAGTCCTGCTCGCGCATGTAGCCGAGCTTCATCTCGGCCACTGGGACGTCGAATTTCTCACCGCTCGCGGTCTCCCAGCTCACAACGGTGTCGTCCAGCGATTCCGTTGCCGGTTGATCGCCTTCACCCTCGACGGGTTGCTGCTGGTCGTCCTCCTGCTCGGCCTGGCCATTAGGATCGTCGTTTTGCGCCTCCACATCGGGTTGGGCGTTGTCGGGATCCTGCTGGTCCTGCGAATCGTCCGCCTCGAGGGCGGCTGCGAGCTGGTCGATGCTGGTGATGCTTTCTTGATCTGGGGGCATTGCTCATCCTTCCGAAGAATGTGACTCCCAAACAAAAGCCCGCGCATGGCGGGCCTTGGGTTGGTCTTTTTTCGTGTCGCGCTCGAGGGCGCGCGACGTGCCCGGGAAATCAGTGGGTGCTGCCGTCGCTGTACGTGGCCGACAACGGGCCGCGGCCGATCGGGAAGCCCGAATACACGCCCTGGTGGTGGCGCGGCTTTGCGTCCGGATGGCTGATCGCGGTCACGACCAGGTCGACCGATTGGGCCGCGCGTTCGTGGGCGGCGATGAAGTCGTCCAGTTCGGGTGCAGGCTCATCCGGCGCCGGCGCGGCGGCCGATTCTGGTTCCGCGACCTCGATCGGCGGCGCTTCGACCACCTGCTCGAGCGCGATCGGCTCATCGACCGGCGCGGGCGCAGCGTCCGGGGGCTCGATCGGCGCCGGCGCGGCGGCCGGTGCTGGTCCTGGTTTCGGCGCTGATGCGCCACGGGGTTTAGATGCCATTGATACGCTCCTTTATGCGGGTGGCGAGGGATTTACGTTCTTCCTCGAGGCGCAGCGTGGTGCTGGCCAGCACACCTTCCTGCAGGACGATTTCGAACACGGATTCGAAGCGGCGTTTCGCCTGCAGCAGCCGGTGCAGGTGCTCCCGGCCCTCGACGTCACGCACCGGGACCTCCTTCCAGGCCTCGGTGATGCCGTCTTCAATCGTTTTCAGCGCCTCGACCACCATCGGATCAGTCATGATCCGTTTGGCGGCGTCGGCACGGTTGATTGCTGCGTACTGCTGGTCATCCATAGAAATCTCCTGGTGCCGCTGGCGGCGGTGGCTGCCGGTTCGCGGCTTCGAAGTCCTTGCGGTCCTGCTCGCGGGCTGCGACAGCCTCTTTCAGGGCCAATTCACCCTGTTTGATCTGCAGCTCGACGCCCTTGATCTGCAGCTGGATCTGCGCCAGCTCCTTGTCGGCCGCGAGCTTCTCGCGCTGGCCCTGCAGCTTCATCTCCTCGACCTTCACCTGGGCGTCCGCCAGCACCTGCTCGGGCAATGGCGGCGGTGGCGGCGGCGGCTTCTGTTCGACCTGACTCGGATCGTTAAAGAACTGGTCGATGCCCTTGATGTTCATCGCCTTGAGCAGCGCGCGGTAGGCGTTGTACAGCTTCATCGGGTCGAACATCGGCGAACCGGACTGGGCCAGCTGCTTCTGCTCGTTGATGATCATCTGCAGGTTCATGACCGTCTCGGCCTTGTCGCCGGTACCGAGGCCCACGTTCACCGTCGCGTCCATCTCGTCCGACCAGGTGCGCGGGTCGAACTGCACCCAGGTGCCGCGCATGCGGATCGTGGCCGCTTTGTCCTGGTGCTTACACACCAGCTTGAGCAGCAGCTTGAACAGGTCCTTCACGCCGGTCTCGGCCAGGATGCGCGCGATCATCATCAGGCGCTGCTGGCTGGCAGACATGATCTTGGTGACCCCGGTGGCGGTCTTGTTCAGGCTGTCCGCCTCGAGGCCCTGGTTGTACCGGGTAACGCCGGTCCGGACCTCGCGGCGCGTGTCCATGAACTCAATGCCCTGCAGCGCCGGCGCGGCCACCACGTTGGTAATCAGCGGCGAAACTGCGTTCTGCATCGGCCCCTTGCCACGCACCAGGCCACCGATGCGGTTATCCAGTAGATCGCCCAGGTTCACGCCGGCATCGATGTTGACGTAGGTACGCGGGTTGTTGGCCAGGTACAGCGAATCGAGGTACTGGCGCGTCAGCGCGGTGTTGGTCGCCTGGATTGGCGCCGTTACATCAGCCAGGGCCAGGCCGTGCACGCGGTGCGGGATCGGGATCGGGGTGATCACGCAATAATCGTGGCCGTCGGCCTCCTCGTTCTTGAGGGTCATGTTCGCGCCGCGCAGCACATAGCGCCACTCCACGATGCCGTCGCCGTCGTGGTCGCACTGGATGTAACCCTCGAACAGGGTGACCTCTTCCATGGCCTTGTCGAAGGTCTGGTCATCGGTCAGCGACTCAGTCTCGTCGTCTGCCATGGACTTTAGCGATTCGACGCCATCGACGTGCGCGTTCATGTCGTAGCTCTGGACTGCGAATGCCTCGTCCTTCGGGATTCCCATCTCGACCAGGTCGGAGCGGCGGAGCACAGCGTAATTGCCGACCAGCGGCGCATCATAGATCGAGCATGCGCGGCGCGACACCAGGAAGGTTTCCGGCCGCACGTTGCGGATCTGGACTTGCCCCTTTTTGCGGGTGACCTTGAGGTCGACGTCGTAGAGCATCGCTCCTGGTTGCGCCAGCCGCGCTTGCGCTTGGGCAGCAGCTTCCGGCGCCATGGCCATGAGGCCGGCCGCCAGCTGCTCGCGCTGCGCCGCGTCTTCCGGATCCGGGTACTCGAGCTGCTCGAGCACCTCGACGCCCTCGGCCTGCATCAGCAGCGTGATCTGCATCTGATCCAGGCCGGTGTACGCCTCGCGGGTCACCTTGTCGGCATCGTTCCAGAAGGCGCGCACCACGCCCAGCTTGGCCAGCAGCGCGTCCTTGAACCAGGTGTTGAAGATCAGGAAGCCCGGGTTCTGCTTCTTGACCACGTGGTTGATATAGTCGGTGGCCTGGCTGGCGAAGTTCTCGTCCTCGACGCCCACCGGCTCGTACTCTCCGATGTTGTCGCCCGACAGGAAGATGTCCAGCAGCGAGGGCAGGGCGCTCTCGACCACCTCGAACACATCCCAGCTCACGACCTGGGACCGGCCTTCCACCTCCTTGCCGTCCGGCAGACCCAGGTAGAGCGCGTAATTGCGCTCGCGCTCCGGGTTGATGGCGTGGTTCTGCCAAGTGGTGGCTTGCTCAATCTCGTGGTCGAGCAGCTTGTCGAACGTTTCGGCGCTGATCTTGGTCATTACACAATTCCAATCGATTTGTAGGGCAGGTCGCCCTCCCAGGTCTTGCGACCGATGTCACCGTAGGCGATGGCGTGGCGCCGCATCATGTAGGCGTAGCGCACGGCGTCCAGGATGTCGTCGCGCGTCTTCACGATCTTGCCCTTCGGGTCACGGTGGTACTGCAGCACCTCGTCGAACAGGTCGCGCAGGCCGGCGAAGATCTTGAAGCGGCCGGATAGCATCAGGTCGCGGATCTCGAACAGGCCTGCCTCGACGCCGTTGCCGCCGTCCTCCCAGGTGGCCTGCTCGGCCAGCATCTGGAAGCCTGCCTCCTCGTAGTAGGCTTTCTGCTGCATCGCGCTGCCTTTCTCGTGCTGCAGGCCGTCGGCTGGCCAGGCGGTAGGCACGTTGGCAGCCCAGCCCTTGACGGCGCCCCACGCCTCGATCGGCTTGGTCTTGTCCTTCTTCCAACCCTTCGTGACGTAGAACATGTCGCCCTCCGGGTCGAACACCAGCTGCGCGTGCGCCTGCGGGTGGTCCCAGCCGAAGTCCATCCCACCGATGACGCGGAAGTGCTTCGGGATGTCGAAGGGCTGGCAGGTGATGTCGTCCTCGGCCAGGTCGTAGATTCGTCCATGTCCCAGCATCGGGACTCCTTTCGTTCGCATATCGCGTTGGTGCGCTGGGTAGCTGGCCAGCAAACCTTCCTTGGCCTGGGTGCTCAGGTGCGGCGCGTCGTCCCAGCCCTTCTGCATGTATTTCTGCACCGGTGATGGGTCATCCATGAACTGGATGACCAGGCTGGTACGGCCGTTCTCCGGCGTGAAGGTCAGGATCCCGCGGCCGCCGGCGCCCTGGTCACCAGTTGCGGTCCGGGTGAGCACCTGCGGGAAGATCTCGTCGTCCTTCGGCTCCTCATCGATGTGGAACCAGTCGACGCTGTCACCCATCAGGGCGTGCTGACCTTGCGAGTACGACCAGAACTGCAGCACGGCGTCCTTGGCCTGGATGTCGCCGCCGCCGATTTGGCGGATGAACACGGAGCGCAGCGCGTTAGGCGTGCCGGCCATCGATTCATAGCCCAGGATGTGCTCGGGCGGGATCAAGCCGCCTGTGAAGTTGCTGCCTTCCTTCCGACCGACGATCGGCTCCTGCAGCAGGTCGCGCGTCTTCTCGCCCGAGTAGCCCAGGCACCAGATCAGCGGTGCATGGTTGAAGTAGTGGCCCTCCCAGTCGTCCGGATAGTCGCCCAGGGCGTGAACGGCATCCATGTAGGTGCCGGTAAACGTCTTGCCGATCCGGTTCGCTGCGATCAGGCATACCTGGGTGTAGTCGGCCGTGCTGCCAATGAACTCGCGCTGCCAGGCGTACAGCTTGGCGTGCATGCGGCGGTAGCGATAGAGTTCGGCGCGGCGCTGACGCTCCTGGAGCATGGCCAGCAGCAGCTCCTTTTCGGCCCGGCCGGTCATGGCGCGGTGCCCGAGGCCTTCGCGATCGCTGCCTCGAGCTCGTCGTCAGTCATCTTCGCGACCTGGTGCTGGACCGGGCCGCCGCCGTCGCCGGTCAGCTGCATCTTGTTGCCGTACTTACGCGGCTTCATGCGCTGGGCCTGCTCGACTCGGGCGTGGATGCGCAGCTTGGCCTTACGGATCGAGTCGGCGTCGACGCGGCAGTTGTCGGCGATATCGACAATTTCATCGATGAGCGTGTCGGCCCGCTCGTCGGTGGCCAGCTCGTAAATTTTCTCGAAGTCGGGGTGCTCGCGCAGCCAGCGGAACACGGCCGCTTTGCTGGGCATGCCGGCCAGCTTGCACACAGCGCGGATGGTTTTGCCGTCGGCGATCGCGGCGCAGAACTTGGCGGCCAGCTCAGGCGTGTAGGTGGTCGCGGTCATGGGATTCGGTCAAAAAAATGGCCCGGCAGCTGTTGCTGGCCGGGCCGGAAGCTCCGCCGAAGCGGAGACAGGAGACACAGGGTAGGGCGGCGGCGTGGCCGCCTGAATCAGCAGCGCGATGCGCGTCTGCTCGACCTGGTGCAGGATCCGCACCCAGCGGCACTCGGCTTCGTGAGATAGCTGCGAAAGCATGATATTGTTAACTTTCAAATAACTAATCAGGAGGTTTCATGGATTACGCGCATTTGCTCTACGTCATCGAGGTTAGGAAGCTCGCACTGGGCCTCGCTCGAGGTGAAGCGCCAAAAGATGGAAGCGATGCAGAGCGTCAAATCCACATACGCGATAACTTCCGGAAATGCATCGCGACAGCGGTGGATGAGATTGAATTTGCCGCTCAAATAATCGACGAGATTAAAGCCAAAGATACGAAATAAAATGCAAAAAGCCCACTACCTTGCGGAGCGGGCTTTTCTACCGTTCACGCCGCGGGCTCCCTTTGGGAACCTGCCGCGTCATGATTGACGGAAATAAGTTGTTGGCAGGAATCTACCTGACTATTTTCCAGAAGTCAATGGTTTAGCCTTGCGCTTTGCTGGTGCTGTCGCTTTGACTGCTGCTGCAGCTGCATCTTGAACTTCTTGGTCAGTCAAGAAGAATACGTCATCCAAAGGGTGGAACTCGTCTACCACGTACTTCAATTCCTCATTGAACCCAGATGACAGTGCGGACAGATATACCATTTTCCCGGCGTGGGTCGCTTCTTCGATGAGCTGGGCGAAATCGCCATCGCCGCTGAATAACCAAACTGTTTCGGCGTGATCGCGGTAACAGGCTCGCATGATGTCGACGGCGATAGAGATATCACAAATGCTCTCTTTTTTCGTCTTGTTAGCCCTCTTGCGAACGAAGGGCATAATCTGTCCTGTTACCCATTGAACACCAGCTTCTTCCGAACCTATCTCACACTTCCAGGTCACCTCAGAAATTTTCTGACGTACACCCCGAACGAAATCATCATCTCCTACAACGCTGGTGTAGTAGCAGAGCCGCTTGAGATTCCAGTAATAGCCCTCGAAAACCTTATGATTCCAAATGAAACAATCCTTGATATGGATGTTGCCTGGTCGAGCGATTCGGCCCGCCTTTAACATTTCTTGATATCTGAAGACCAGATTCTCACCATCGACAAATATTATAGTTTTATCAAACATAGGCTACTTCACAAGTTGTTATCAGTTGATTCAGCCGATCATACCTTACGGCTTAGCTTCTGATTGAAACTACTGCGGCGTCGATCGCAGCCTGGGCAGATCGAAAACATCGGACAAACTCGGTGGCCGGGTGGCGCGGGATGGACAGTTTCCTGCAGACCACCTCGGGCGGGGCTTGGTCGATGTAGCACCACCACAGCAACAGGCGGTCGAAGGACTTGAGCTTGCGCATGCCAACCTCGATCAGCAGCGCGTCATCCTCATCGATCTTGCGCCGCTCTTCGCTTGCGCCGGTGCTGCCCAGCTCGGCCTTGCGCAGGCGTTCACAGATGGCGCCGGTCTGGCTGGCTGCGGCGGTTGGATAGCCGGCGGCCGTGGCCCAGCGCGCCCAGTTCTCGAGGCGAGAACCAATGTCGCGGCGCTCACGGTCTGGTTGACCTGGTTGCTGCTCTGCCGCGCGCGCATCGGCGTCCTGCCGGGTCACGTGCGCCACCTCGATCATGTCATCGTGGCGCCGCGCCGGCGCACCAGGTGCGCGCCAGGCACGGGTGATTGTGGTGCGACGTTCGGTCAAGCTGCCTCCCGCTCCAGCAGGTCGGCCTGCATCTGCACCACCGGCATGGCCGTGATCGTCACCACGACGCGCGCCTGGCCATCCGGCTCCATGCGCTCGGCTGTGAGTCGGCGCACCCACTTGTCGTCTTCGATCGCCACGTCCTTGAGCGCGTCGAGCAGCACCTTGTTGGCGTTGTCCAGGTCGAGGCACTGGACGCCGTCGTCCCAGGCTGCGCCGAGCTTGCGCTGGCGCGCCTGCCAGTCGAGCGGGCGTCGCGGGTAGAGCTTGACGTCGACGTGCACGCGGCCGGCCAGCGGTGCGCGGATGCCCTGGTCACGGCACAGCGCGGCGATATCGGCGCGGAACTGCTTCGCCTCCTTCGTCGGCACGATGCTGATGTGCTTGCCGAGCTTCACCGGGCGCCAGTAGCGGTTCGCTGAGAGCGGGTAGGGCAGGGTCAGGGTGATCATGGGGTCGTTCTCCTTGTCGTTGTCGTGGCCCGGCGCGCGGCCGGGCGGGGTGGTGCGTTATTCGACGATCAGCCAATCCTCGGCCAGCGCGTCGCTGCAGCTCGGCGCCCAGGTGCTGACGGTGTCGTCGACGTTCTTGACCGCCAGGTAGGCGGTGTAGGGGACCAGGCCACCGTCGCCGAAGAACGACTTGGCGGCGCCGGTTTGGGCGGGATAGCTGTTGGCGGGCACCAGGTACACGAACAGGCCCTTGCCGTTCCAGCCGGCGCGCGCCACCTTGGCGCCGCATTTCAGCGCGGCCAGCGCATCGCCGAAGTCGCCGTTGGCGAAGCCGGGCAGTGGCTCCGGGGCGCCAACAGCCTGCTCAGCTGGCGACAGGTCCGGCAGTGGCGCCAGGCCAGCCGCGCTCGTGCCATCGCTGTAGCACTTCGTCTCGATTGCCGACGCCGGCGCGCCCTCGATCGCGTCTTGGTACGCACGGGCTGCGGCCAGCACGTCGCGATGCCCGTTGACGCCAGGCGTGCGCAGGGCCACCTCCAGGCAGTGCACGCGAATCTGGGTCGGGTCGGGCTTGATCGCCTCGCAGGCCGCGGCGGTCTTCTTCGCCTGGCCGATCTGGTACGGCATCCAGGTGGCGTAGCGTCCGGCGTCCGGCGCCTGCTCGCGTTCCTGGACGAGCTGCACGTACGGCATCTGGTGCGGCACGCCGTGAGCGTCGAACACGGTCAAGTGCACGATGGTCGTTGCGGACGAGTCGACGACGCTCGCGATGATGGCGGCGAGCGGCTGGCCAGCCTCCGGCGGGGCGAATCCAGCCGACTGCGAGTTCGACGGCGGGTAGAACCAGACGATGCGGCCGACGGTGGGTTTGATCATGTTGCATTTCTCCTAGGGTGCTGCGGTTGTGGCGCTCTCGCGCGCGAAGTGGTCTCGGTGCTCAGGCCTTTGCCATCTTCCGATCCCTGGGAAACTGATCCCGGCTGATCGCCCGCTCGGCCTGCCTGGTTGCCCATGTGTCTCGTTCGTTGAAGAGCACACACGGCCGCTCGACGTTGGTCGGCAACACGGGCTTCTCCCAGCCGCTGCAATGGCCTGGCTGCTCTTCGCCTTTCACCGCCGATGGCGTGAAGCGGTTGCACTGGCTGCAGGGCTGGTGGTCGTTCATGCGGCTTCTTCCCTTCGCCTTGCGGCTTCGGTAGCGCTGATGCGGGCGTTGTAGTCGTCGTAGCTCTCGTCCAGGCCTTTGGGGTCAGTGCCTTGGGGCTTGCGCGGTGGCGTAGGCTGGGCAGCGCTACCAGCTGCTGCCGGCTTGGCTGCGCCCGTGGCTTTCAGCTCGGAAGCCTCTTTGGCCCAGCGCTCGAGGATGGCGATCACGTAGGCAGGGCCGATCGGCTCGTTCGGCTTCGAGCGCTTCGCCTGTTCACACGCGGCCTTCACGGTCTCGGCGGTGACGCCCTGGTCGGCTATGGCCATCAGGCGTGGGTCAGCAGGGTTCGACATGACGCCGAAGCTGCGCATTGCCATGCTGAGGGCGCCAACAGGGGTCGGTTCAACGCCTTGGCCCGCGCTCAACTCCGGTTGAGTAGAGGCGCGGTGTGTAAGGTCTGGAGTCTGGAGTCTGGTGTCTGGTGTCTGGCTAAGGTTTTTTTCGGTTAGCGAGTCAAAACCCAATGGGTTTTCTTTCGGTTCATGCTGGGTATCTTTTTTCTTCGGCCGTCCGCCCTTTTTGCCATTGCTTCGGTTTGCATCGGCTTGTGCGCTTGCTGCCGTAATCTCTTCCTCGCAGCGGTTCTGCGTCCACGTGCCGTCGACCAGGGTGAAGAACTCATCGAGCACGTTGGCCAGGGCCTGTAGTTCGTCCTTCGACCTGGCGCTGATCAGGCGCGCTGCTTTGTCCTGGGGAATGCCGGCTTCGCGGGTGTAGTACACGTCCATGAGGCGGCTGTAGATGCCGTGCTCGAGCAGTGACAGGTGGCCGGCCTTCTTGATGTAGTCGCCGATGTGACGCTTGTAGAAGTTCATGGCATCACCTGGGCGAACAGGCCAGTTCGATCGAGCGCGCGCGACGCGGCCGGATTCAGCCACAGACATTCGGTGCGCATTGCGGTACCGCGTGCTGCCGAGATTCGCGCCTCGGTAGTGGCCATGGCCCAGCCCTGCAGCGCGCCCAGGTACATCGCGCTCGAGTAGCCGCTCAGGACAACCATGCCTTTCACGGTCAGCAGCTTCTCCAGCAGCTGGACGTGGTCGGCATCCTTCATCTCGCAGTCGTAATAGCGGCCATGGCGCGCGCCGACGTTGCGGGTGTCCATGACGTAGGGTGGGTCGACATAGAACAGCGTGTCCTCGGCGTCATGCTGCTCGATGATGGTCAGAGCAGGGCGGTTCTCGATCATCACACCGGAAAGGCGATCGCACACTCGAGCGAGCGATGCGGGGAAGCGTGCCCACAGCTGTTGTGCAGTGCCATGCTTGCGGCGCGTGTCGATGCGGAATCCAGTGGTGCCCTTGGTGGCGCCGGCGGAACCGAAACCCATCTCGGCACGCACCAGGGTGCGGCGCGCACGCTCGATCGGGTCGTTGGTGTGTTCGTAGGCGGCGTCGAACTCGTCCCGGGCGTACGGGGTGAGAAGCAGCATGTCGATGAGGCGCGCGCAGGCATCCGGATCTCGAAGCACGCGGAAAACGTTCACGATATCGCCGTCGAGGTCGTTGTAGACCTCGGCGTAGGCGCGGTCCTTCTGCACCAGGACGCCGGCAGCGCCGCCGAATGGCTCGACGTAACAGCGGTGTGGTGGGAAATGGCGGATGACCCAAGGCGCTAGGCGGAACTTGCCGCCGTGGTAGCGCAGCACCGGGCGCGCCGGCGCTTCATGTGCGATGGTGGTCGTCATGGCGGTAAAACCTTCCCTGCCTTGCGCAGCTTCTCGGCCGTCTCTGCCAGGTCGTTGATGCTCTTGTTGAGGCGGCCGTACTCGCGCGACTCGTCGCCAGTGCGGCGCGCGCGCTTGTAAACCCGGTTGCGTATGACGACGTTGTCGGTCATCGCGAGCAGCTTCGAGGCGTCTGGCCCCCGTGCTGGTGTGTCCATCGTTTCAATTCCTTTCGGGCGCTGGGGTCGAGCCAGGCCTTTGCTTCGTCGATTCCTGGTGGCGCAGTCGGAACCCATTAAAGATTCCTCCGTGACCGGACGACGCCGCGTGCGCGGCATGCCGAGCGGCCTGGACCCGGACAACCTCGGGATTCCATTGCATGGGACTGGCCCGTACCATGCGTGCGCACTGCGCTGTTGATGAGGCTGCGGTTGAGCGCGCTTTTCGACAGGCCGAGCAGCTTGCTCAGTTGCGTGAAGCCGTTCATCTCGGCCGGATTCAGCAACGTCTCCAGGCATTCGGTGCGGGTTTCGGGATTGAGGCTCATGGTTTTTTCTCCTTGGTGATGCGGGTTACGGTGGGGATGCTTGGTGGTGCTGGGGGTGGTCTTGCTACGCGCTGATTGCGGCCGCGCGCTGAGTCGCGTCCTTGTACATATCCGCGCAGTCTTGAGGCGTGACTGCGCCGCTGGACTCACGCTCGATCTGCAGCGCGTAGTCGAGGGTGATGCGGGTGATGCCTCGAACCCACTGGCTGATGAGGCCTTGGGATGCGGGCGGGACGAGACGAGAGCCGAAGTCCGATTGGCTCAAGCTTGCCTCCTTCAGATATTTGTCGAGGTGCATAGCGGTTCCCATAAATATGAGCAATGCTCATTTAAAGCGGATTCTACAGTAATAGCAATGCTTTTCAAGTGTTGCAGCAGAAAAAAAGTACGGCTAATAAAATGTCCAGATGAAAAGACGCGAGCTGACAACAGAAGAGAGGGCAGAGGCCGAGCGCCTGGCTGCGGCGTGGTCGAGGTACCGCGCAGAGCACAAAGGCGCTACCCAGGCATGGCTAGCGGCCGAATCGGGCTTGGGGACGCAAGGCGCAGTTAGTCAATACCTGCGCGGCGTGATCCCGCTGAACGTGGAGGCACTGGCCGCGATGTGCCGCGTGATGCAGATGGATCCAGCCACAATCAGTCCACGGCTTATGGAGAAGGTGGTGTCGCCCGAGCAGCTGGCCGCTGCGCAGGAGGTCTTCAAGAACATGCGGGTTCGCCTGGAAGTGGTAGACGAGGATGACGATTACCACGTGCATATTCCGAAAGTGAAAATCAGACTGTCCGCAGGCATCAGCGGTTTCGAGCTCGAACCGGAGAGGTTTGACGGAAGCTTCTATACAGTGCCGGGCTCGTGGATCGAGCGTCATGGGTATGACCGAAGCAAGCTTATTGCAGTGCTTGTTCGCGGCGAAAGTATGGAGACCACTCTTTACGAGAATGACCTGGTGGTAATCAATACGGCGGATCGAAAGAAGGTGGATGGCGCAGTGTTCGCGTTTAACTACGAGGGCGAGCCTGTCATTAAGCGCCTATCGCGGGATGCTGGGCATTGGTGGCTAACTTCCGACAATCGTGATCAGCGAAGATTTCATCGAAAAATATGTGAAGATAATAATTGCATGATCATCGGCAGGGTGGTTAAGAGGGAAAGTGATAGGCTTTGATGCATTACACGGTAGCACGACTGCGCGATGTGCGCATGGTGGCGGTATTGGTAGAAAAAGGATGCTTGGACGGCCCGCGCGCCGATAGCTTCATAGTCGAAATCCAGCAGCGGTTTGCACTGCCGGCCATGCTAATAGCGCGGGATGAGGAAGCGATTCCAGGCATGAGGGCGCGCGCACAGTTCGATGCTGTGCCGTACCTGTTTTCGCTGTTGTCTATCGAGGATGTGGAGTGGCAGGAGCTGGGCCCGGCGCCGGAGCCTGATTTGCCTTTTTAAGGATTGCGATGAGCTACACCCATTTCTTTATATGTCTTGGCGTTTTGTTGGGATGCTGCGTTATCCGACAGAGAACCACTTGGTTACTCGTATGCCTTGCGACTTGGGTGGCGCTTATTGCTGGAACATTCTATAGCATCTTCACTTTAAATATTCTCGGATTTCTTGGGTGTCTCATTGGCATGATTGTGCCGCATGTGTTTTACGAGTTCGTCCTCAAGAAATCAGTCTTTTAAAAGCGAAACGGCACGCTCAAATGCCGAATAAGAGGGATTAATGAAGAACGTTTTACTTGTTGCTGCGTTGGCAGTGATGCTGGCCGCATGCTCATCGACCGGGCCAGTCCCGATCAGCAAAGACACCTATATGATTTCCAAGCAGAGCGCAGGCGGAATGTTCGTCCAGCCGGCCTCGATTCGCGCGGACATTATCCGTGAGGGTGCCGCGTTCTGCACGAAGTCTGGCAAGGAGTTCCAGATGGATTCTTTCCGCGACACAGCCGCATTCCCTGGGCGCCTGCCTGCATCCGAGATCACGTTCCTATGCCTGGATGCGAACGATCCAGAGCTGCGCCGGCTGAAGCTGAGGAAGGATGCTGACACGGTGATCGAGACGCGTCAGCGCTAATCGCTTCGCCATCGATAGACCTGGCCCGCTGCGTGCGGGCTTTTTTACGTCCTGCGTACCGTCGAGTCCACACCTCGCGAAAAATATTAGCAACTCTCGAACAAAATATAAGCAATGCTCTTGACTTGGGAAATAGCATAGCTAATAATCAATCCATCGCACTCAAGCTCAGCACCCCGCCGAGCCGCCGACTGGAGACCATCATGGCCCTTGGACTTTCCGAAAGCAGCACCCAGCAAGAACGCATCGACGAACACTTTCTGGCGTGCGTGCAGCGCACGATCGGCCGCTCGCTGACCAGCACCGAAGAAGAGATCGCGATCGCTGCACGTGACCAGGCCGGCTACAACGCGCTGGAAGCAGCCACCGAAATCCTTGCGCACGCCGCACCCATCGCCCTCAAGTCGCTGGACGACGCGCTGGTCGACCTGACCCGCCAGAAGTCCGCCGGCCTGCTGGCCGCCGTGGTCTCTGGCCAGCCCCAAACCACCAAGCTGCTCATCGAGCTGCTGGGCGACTACCTTACCGATGACAACGCGATCGCCAACCTGGTGCGCGAAACGATGGCTGGCACCAACAGCCTGCAGGGCGTCATTACCGACCTGATCTGGACCGAGGCCGAGCAGCTGGCGCAGGCCGAGCTGGCGGCGATCGAGCGCGAGAACCGCGAGGTGTCGCTGGACAGCCGGATCTACCGCTACCTTGACAACATCGGCGCCATCGCGTGAAGAACGTGCGGCGCGCCCGGTAAAGCGCGCCTTGCCATCGCCCGGGTCAGAAGCAGGGCGCCTGGCACGGAGTGGCCGCCAGCCTGAGGCGCACAGGCCGATGCCGGACATCGACAAAGCCGGAAATCCAAACACGAAGCCGGCCGCGCCGGCGCCACAAGGAGAGCAGGGATGAACGTTGCAACAATCCGCATCACCCGCGGTCCATACCGCGTCGTGCGTCGCTTGGCACGCAAGCTGGTCAAGCCGCTGCGCTTGGCCATCATCAAGCACCAGCTGGCCCTCTCGGGTGGAAATATCCAGCATCTGGAGGATGCGCGCGTCGAAACGCTCGCGCTTCTGCAGGCCGAGCACATGCGCCAGGTCGACCTGCTCATGAAGCTCAACCAGGTCGCGGGTTGGTGATGGTCCGCCACTTCCGCAACCAGTACCGGCTATCGCTGCTAGTCGGCTTTAACCGCCGCGAGGCAGTCGCCCGTGCCCTGCGCACCTATTTCACCGGCTTTTAACCAGAAAGGAATCACACAATGAATCAAGTCGCTGTCAGCCCGGCCAAGAGCCTGAGCACGTTCCTGGACAAGTACAAGGGCCAGATCGCCAACGCCCTGCCAAAGCACATCACCCCTGACCGCATGGTCCGTCTGACCATGACCGCGTTCAGCCAAAACAAGGCGCTGCAGAACTGCGACCTGCACAGCATCTTCGGCTCAGTCGTGGTCGCAGCGCAGCTGGGTCTGGAAATCGGCGTCGGTGGCCAAGGCTATCTGGTGCCCTACGGCGGCAAGGCCACCTTCGTCCCGGGCTGGCAGGGCCTGGTCGACCTGGTGTCGCGCGCCGGCCGTGCCACGGTGTGGACCGGCGCTGTGTACCGCGGCGACGACTTCGACTGGGCGCTGGGCGATCGGCCTTACGTGAAGCATCGCCCTGGTGCCGGCGGCGAAACCTGGCAGGACATCACCCATGTGTATGCCATTGGCCGCGTGAACGGGAGCGAGTACCCGGTGATCGAGGTCTGGACGATGGACCGCGTTGTGAAGCACCTGAACAAGTTCAACAAGGTCGGCGGTCGCCACTACGCCCTGGAGAAGAACGGCCAGAACATGGAAATGTATGCCCGCAAGGTCGTGCTGCTCCAGGTGCTCAAGTACATGCCGAAGTCGATCGAGGTGCAGCGCGCCGTCGACGTGGCCACGGCCGTCGACGCCGGCAAGAACTTCACCATCGACGCCGACATGGTGACCGTCGATGAGCGCGACGACGACCAGGGCGATACCGGCGCCGCCAACACCACCAGCACGACCAATAGCTCGAGTGCGGCGAGCACTAGTCCAGGCCGCAAGGGTGACAAGCCAGTTTGCACCGACGAGGAATTCGAAGCCAAGAAGGATGAATGGCGCGACCTGGTCACGTCCGGCAAGAAAATTCCGGCGCAGCTGATCGCCATGATCCAGACCCGCCAGACCCTCACCGAAGACCAGAAGTTGACGATCGACGCCTGGTGGCACGAGAACGACTGATTTACCCCATCACAACAAGGAGAACAACATGATGCAAGTACACGATCTCGAACAGGGCAGTAGCGATTGGGACCTGTTCCGCCTCGAGCGCTTCGGCGCCAGTGAAGCGGCCGCCATGCTCGGTATCTCGACGCGCGTGAAACGCACCGAGCTGCTGCACATGAAGTACACCGGCACGCCGAAGGAATTCTCGGATTGGGTGCAGGCCAACATCCTGGACTATGGTCACCTGGTCGAGGCCGAGGCTCGCCCCCTGGTCGAGGACATGATCGGTACCGAGCTGTACCCGGTGACCTGTTCCCTCGGCCGCATCTCGGCGTCCTGCGATGGCCTGACCATGGCTGGCGACGTCGCCTTCGAGCACAAGCAGTGGAACCAGGCGCTGGCCGACGCGGTCGCCGCCGGCGAGCTGCCCGACGAGTACATGCCACAGTGCCAGCAGATCATGATGGTCACCGGCGCCGGCAAGGTGGTGTTCGTCTGCAGCGATGGAACGCTCGACAACTTCGTGCACCTGGATGTGGTGCCGGATCCCGCCTGGCAGGAGCGTATCCGCGCCGGCTGGGCGCAGTTCGAGAAGGATCTGGCGACGTACGAACCAAGCACCTACGCGCCGAAGCCGGAAGCCGACCCAATCATGGCGCTCCCAGCTCTGCGCATCGAGATCCACGGCAAAGTGGCCACCAGCAACCTGCCGACGTTCAAGGCGAAGGCCGAGCGCTTCATCGCCAGCATCAAGACCGATCTGCTCACCGACGAAGATTTCGCCAACGCGGAAGCAACCGTCAAATTCTGCGAGCAGGCCGAGGGCGACCTCGAGCAGGCCAAGCGCGCCGCGCTCGAGCAGACTGCCGACATCGCGGACCTGATGCGCACCATCGACCACATCGCCGAGCAACTGCGCGCCAAGCGCCTGACCCTGGCGCGCACGGTCAAGGACAAGAAAGAGCTGATCAAGGCCGGCATCCTGGCTAAAGCCAAGCAGGCCTTCGCCGATCACGTTGCCGCGCTCGACAAGGAGATCGCGCCGCTGCGCCTGGTGTTCCAGGCCCGCGACTTCGCTGGCGCCATGAAGAACAGGCGCACCCTGGCCACCCTGCAGGATGCCGTCGATACCGAGCTGGCCAACGGCAAGATCGCCGTCGACGCGATCGCCGCCGCGGTGCGCGGCCGCCTGGCCTGGTACTGCGAGCATGCGGCCGATCACGAGTTTCTGTTCGCCGACTTGCAGACGATCATCCAGAAGCCGGACGACGACTTCCGCATGGTGATCAACGCGCGCATCGACAACCACAAACGCATCGAGGACGAGAAGGCCGAGCGCGCGCGCCAGGAGCAGGAAGCGGCCCGGGCCCGGGCAGAAGAGGCAGCGCGCCAGCAGGCGGAAGCAGCGGCGCGCGCCCATGAGGAACAGCGTGCTCGAGCGGCGGCCACGGCCAATACCACACAGGCACCGATCCAGGTAGCCGAGCAGCTGGCCGTGCCGGCACAGGTGATGCCAATCGAGGCCGCGCGCCCGGCCGGCGCCAGCGCCACTGCGCCAACCCTGCGCCTGGGCCATATCGCCGAGCGCCTGGGCTTCGCGCTCACCGCCGACTTCCTGGCCAGCCTGGGCTTCGCCGCCGCCGGCCGCGATCGCGCCGCGGTGCTCTACCACGAGGGCGACTTTCCCGCCATCTGCACCGCGCTGATTGGCCACATCACCAACGTGCGCAGCGCCCGCGCTGCGGCATAACCAGCACCACCAGCACCACCACTCACAACCACAGGAGAAGCACATGAACACCGCCGAAATCAGCATCACCATGACCCCTGTCGAATCGTCGCAGATCGCCGCAATCGGTCACGACACCGCGAACAGCACCCTCGCCATCCAGTTCAAACGCGGCGAAGGCCTGGGCAATACGTACTACTACCAGAACTTCGGCGCCGAGAAGTTCGCCGAGCTGCAGGCGGCACCATCGGTGGGCTCGCACTTCTACAAGCACATCAAGCCTTTCGCCACGCAGTTCCCATACGCGAAGATTGACTAAGCATGGCTGGCCAGACGCCATGTCGCTGGACCGCGCTGCGCTGCCGTGAGCGCGACTTCCAGCAGTTCCTCGGCGTCGATAGCGACGTGGCGGCCGCGGCCAAGGTGCGGGAGCTGTGCGAGATCGAATCGCGCGCCGACCTGGACCGGGATCCGGCTGCGGCCGCCCGCTGGAACGAGCGGATCCGCCAGCGTTACCTGCAGTATCAGCAGCACCCAAAAAATCAGACTACCCAGGAGAAATGACCCATGAGCGCAACCAGCAAGAAAGCAGGACCAGCAGCCGACAACGGCGCCCTCAAACGTGACAAGAACGGATACGGCGCGCTGCCGGCATTCGCGGACTTCGCCCTGCCTGACGAAGAGCTCGCACCAGGTGCAGTGGTCGACGGCAGTGAAATCGCAGTGCTCCGCCTGGTCGACGACACGAAGGCCCCGGAGATCGGCGCCGCCTGGGTGGGCGGCAATGATGACGTCAGCTCTTGGGCCCCGACGCCGCCAGAGGGCGACAACTGGCGCCTGGTCGCCGTGGCCGAACACGATGAGGGGCCATTCGCAGTGTTCGCTCGCCCGGGTGTGCACGGTGTCATCGATGGCAAGGCCTACGCCCAAGAATTCCTGCTGGGCTCGATGATCAAAGCCGCGACCAAGCACATGAAGACGCTGCCGAAGCCGTGGATCGATCTGAAAGAAGCGGAGCAAAAGCGCGTGCTGGCCACCGTGCAGCAGGACTGCCGCGCCGCGGTGCGCGACGCGATTGACATCATCGCCAGCAACGCGCGCGTCACGTTCCCGGCAGCGGTCGACCAGGTCGTGTTCAAGGATGGTGTGAAGTGCGTGCTGACGCTGGCCAAGGGTGATTGGGCGCACAACCTCGCCGACGCCGAAGGCGGCTTCGTGACGATCGTGATCGAAGAGCGCTCGAAGCTACTGGACGAGGGTGACTCGCTGGCTGTCGAAAAGGATCAGAAGTCCCTGCTGGCCGAGGAGACCTGACGATGACGGCCTGGACCGATACCGCGACCGCACTGCCTGATGCCGACACCCTGGTGCTGCTCGCGCTGAACGATGACGACGTGTGGCCAGGCTTCCTCGATGGCGACACGTGGCGCTATGTTGACGCCACGCCCATTGCGATCGAGCGCGTGACTCATTGGATGCCGCTGCCGGCGCCGCCGGCGGGAGCTGCAGCATGAAACTGCAGATCAAGGACTCTGGCGCCTGGCGCAACGTGCTGTCGTTCGATGCAGGACGTGCGGCCGAGGTGGAGCAGGCCGCTGCCGCGCTACTGCGCGCCGCCGGCGGACTCGGGACATCGATGCGCACGGTCGACGGCGACCTGGTGCATGCGTATTGCGAGCAGCCGGCTTGCGAGTGGAGGGTGCGGTGAGTCAGCAGCTGGGGCTGTTCGATGCGCCGCCGGCGCCAGCGGTGCGGCCGGTACGCCCGTCTGAGCTGCCCGTCGCGAAAACCGGCGGCCGGCCGGAAGTTCGGTATCGCCACCCGGACAACCCCGGAATGGCATGGACCGGCCGGGGCAAGCCGCCGCGCTGGATCACTGATTGGGTCCAGGGCGGCAAGTCGATCGAGGCGCTGCAGTTACCAGGGGCGCGGCCATGACGGCATCAAAGGGGAAGAACCTGCCGAAAGCGGATTGGAACGAAGATCGCCTCGACGTGCTGCAAAGCTTCTACGCCGACTTCAAGACCGAGGACGTTGCCTTCATGCTCGGACTGCGCGTCGGCCAGGTGTACGCCAAGGCGAAGCAGATGGGGTTGGCCAAGTCGGAAAAGTTCCTGGCCAGCCCCGCGGCCTGCCGGCTGCGTCGTGGTGACAACGTCGGCGCCGAGAACCGTTTCCAGAAGGGGCACACGTCCTGGAACAAGGGTGTGAGGGGCGTGGCCGGCGTGCAGGAGGCGTGTCGCGCGACTCAGTTCAAGCCCGGGCAATCGCCGGTGAACACGCTACCGATCGGCAGCACAAAGTTCGACAAGAGCGGTGTGCTGCTGCAGAAGGTAACGAATGACCCAGGCAATAACAGCAAGCGCTGGCGCGCGGTGCACGAGCTGGTGTGGGTGGCTACGAACGGGCCGCTGCCGGCGAAACACATCGTCGTGTTCAAGCCAGGCATGCGCACCAACGTGCTCGAGGAGATCACGCTCGACAAGGTCGAGTGCATCAGCCTGGCCGAAAACATGAAGCGAAACACGCGGCACAACCTGCCGCCCGAGTTAAATGAGGTAGTGCATCTGCGCGCAGTGCTCACCCGACAAATCAACAAGAGGATGAAAAATCATGGCCAAGAAAAATATTGACGACCTGCGCGATTTGCTTTTCGAGACGATCGAGGCGGTCAAGGGCGGCACGATCGATATTGAGAAGGCGAAGGTGATCGGCACGCTGTCCCAGGTGATGGTGAACTCGGCCGCGGTCGAGGTGAAGCACGCGCAGGTCACTGGGCAGAAGGGCAGCAACTTCCTCGACAGGATCGAAGAGCTGCCGCCGGGGATCACGGGTGTCCGCCAGCACAGAATGGCCGGGTGAGAGGATGACTTTTACCGATCGGGCCTGGATCGCTCTATCATCGCTCGCCGGGAGACTGCGAAACCGTCGTCTATGCCAGCCCGCAAGAGGAATGCCAAGCATTCTTCACGCGTGCCCTTCAAGTGCTGCATTGTCACATCGATTCGATCAATGAGGGCAGTTTTCAAAGAGTGGTTTTGCTGCGGGTTCGACGCGGCCGGGCCACCACGCTCGACTTGCTTCAGTCGCCCCATGATGGACGAAACTTCGGCGTGCGCCAGACCCAAACGGACAACAAGCCCTCGACCGATGGGAAGAAGTGCCCCCAAGTCGGAATGCGTCCATGTGTCCACCCTCGCAAGAACCGCTACGCACCGGCTGCAGTTGATGACGCTTCCGAAATCTCTATTGATATCGAGTTCGCGTTCGAGTTCTTTCAGCGCTTGTACTAGTTCTGGAATGCGAATGGAAAAAGATGCCGCCGTGATCAGTGCCAAGTCATGCTCCGCGCGTTCTCTGCGCCGGGTTTCGGTACGCGCCAAGTAGATAGTTCCAAATAGAGCGGCAGCGGTTCCAATCGCACCGACCCAAGTACCCCAGTCTGATTTGCTGAGGTCATATTCAATGCCGAGTGTAACAAGGGCCGAAGTGGTTACAAAGCCAAGAAGGGTTAGGAGGAAGGGGCGATAGTTCAGCCAACGCAATAAAGTTTTCATCCAGAAATCTTAGCATGAGACTAATTTATGATTAAACCAAATGACTCTTTTACTTGTCGTGAGTCGGAGAGGAGCGATCTATGGAAGATTTGACGTTGTCAAACGACGAAATCTACGCGATCACGCATTACAAGCTTCCCAAGAAGCAGCTCGCGGCACTGCAGGCGATGGGAATCCCCGCGCAGCTGCGCCGGATCGACAACACTGTCTGCGTGCTGCGGGCGTACGTGAGAAACCCGAGCGGCGCGCCGGCGCCGGCAAGCGCACCAGGACCGAAAAGGAAATCAGCAAGGCAATGAACAGGCAGCGCAAGACGAACCGCGGGCTCCCGCGCCGGGTGTACATCAAGTTCAACGCGTATTACTACGTGGCGCCGGAGAAGATCCGCGACCCGCAGACGAAGGAATTGAAAACGTGGGTGCGCCTGTGCTCGGTGGAAGACGGCGAGGTGGCGATGCTCAACCGCCTGGCCGAACTTCTCGGCAGCAAGGCCCATGTCCAGGGCACGGTTCAGCACCTATGCACGGAGTTCAAGCTGCACAAGCTGGCCAAGTACGGGAAAGAGACCCAGGAGCAGTACACGCGCTTCCTGGACGTCATCGCCGACGAGTTCGACGCCTTCCTGGTGGTCGAGGTCACGACCAAGGAATTCGCTGATTTCCTGCGTGATAAGTTCGCCGACAAGCCGAACACGGCGCGCAAGTATGGCGGCCTGGCCAGCAAGCTGTTTCGCTACGCTGTGTCAGGCCTTGGCCTGCGCCAGGATAACCCGATCGACCAGCTAGACCTGAGCGACTTCGAGACGCAGCGGCGCACCGTGCTGATCACGCACGACCAGGTGCAGCGGATCCGCGCGGCCGGCATGCGGAGCAAGGCGCGCAAGGACACCGGCAAGAGCATCCCGACCGCGAGCGGCCCCATGTTTGCCTGCATCATCGACATGGCCTATCTGCTGTGGGCGCGCGCGATCGACATTCGAACGCTGAAGGAATCGCAGATCGAGGCCGGGTTCATTCGCCTGGCGCCGAGCAAGACGAAGAAGAGCAGCGGGAAGGTGGTCGACATCGAGGTTACTGCCGCTATTCAAGATGTGCTGGACCGCGCACGTGCCATCAAGAAGGGCTACGAGATCATCTCGCCCTACCTGTTCCCGAGTCAGAAGGGAACGCCGTACGCCAAGACGGGATTGATTTCGATGTGGGATAGGGCGAGGGAGCGCGCCGGCATCACTGACGATGTGACGTTCAAGGATCTGCGCGCATTGGGCGCCACGGATGCCGCGAGGGCAGGGAAGCAGATGGGAGATATCCAGACACGCCTGGCGCACACGTCGCGCAAGACCAGCGAGATTTACATCAAGGAAGCGATTCCGGACGTGTCGGCAATCGATATAAAATTGCCCTGGGATTCCATCTAATATCGATCGAAAAGCTCGGCGCTTGCGGGGCAAAGCAAGACGATTTCGAACAACTGTATATTAGATGACTCTGGCGGGAAGCCAGTATCCATGCGGGTTGCAGGCGTTTGCGTTCGCGCATGGGGTGCACGGGGTCGGAGGTTCGAATCCTCTCGCCCCGACCAAGAAATTCGTTTGAGATGAATGGGTTAGAGGGATTTTCCTTCTAACCCATTTTTTATTGCTAGCGCTGTGCATCGGTCCC